ATGTCTAATTGTCAGCAAGTTAAAAGTTACACACCTCCGGTGCTGCACACCGGCAAAGACTGGTACATTGACTTCTATGCCTTCTGTCCGGCCACCGGAGCCATGAAGCGCAAGAAATTCAAGCTCAACTACATTGATTCAATCAAGGAAAGGCGGAAGTATGCCAAGGATTTCATGAACCGCATATCGGAAAAGCTGGCTGTCGGCTGGAACCCTTGGATAGAGCAGGAGTCCGGCTCCGCATACATGCTCTTCAGCGAAGTCATAGACCGGTACCGCACATTCCTTGCAAAGATGCTGCGCGACGGACGCTACCGTCAGGAAACAATCAAGTCGTATTCCTCCTACCTCCGGAATATGGAAACGTTCAACGAGGAGAAGAAAGTGCCCATCACCTATATCTACCAGTTCGACAAGGATTTCTGTGTCCTGCTTCTGGACGAGGTCTACATCACAAGGGACAATACCGCCTTTACCCGTGACAATTACCTGGGATTCCTGAAATCCTTCTCCACCTTCTGTCTGAGCCACAACTACATCACCAAGAACCCGACCGAAGGCATCAGCAGCCTTGGACGGCGCGGAAAGAAGAAGATAAGGTGTGTCATCGAGGAGGACAAGCTGCAGAAGATACATGGCTATCTGCTCGAGAAGAACCCGTACATGCTGCTGGCGAGCTATATCCTGTATTACTGCTTCATACGCCCGGCAGAAATGACACGCCTCAAACTGAAAAACATCAGTCTGGCCAGACAGACCATCTTTGTCGAGGACACCATATCCAAGAACCGGAAGGACGGCACCATCACGCTGCCAACAAAGGTCATCCATCTCATGCTCGACCTGAAAATATTCGACTACCCGGGAGACTACTACCTGTTCTCGGACGGACTGAAGCCGGGAAAAAGGGAACGGACCGAGAAGATGTTCCGTGACTGGTGGGCACGGCATGTACGGAAAGACCTGAAGCTGTCGGCAAAGTACAAGTTCTATTCATTGAAGGATACCGGAATAACCAACATGCTCCGGCATTATGACGTATTGAGCGTACGTGACCAGGCACGACATAGCAGCATCCTCATGACGGACATATATACACCGCACGATATTCAGGAAGCGAATAGCCTGATAAAGAATTACGATGGTATATTTTAAAAAAAAGCCCCTACTCTCACGAGCAAGGACTTCAAAAATAAAAAAAATGTCCGGTTAATGTGTTTATGGCTTCTCATACAGCACCCAATACGGCTGTCCTGCCAGGTACTCCACATGGTATCTGGCATCAGTCAGCTGCTTGGCCAGCTCCATCGGAGCGACATCGACGATATTCGACAACTCGTACACCAGTTCGACTGTGGTTTTATAGCACTTCTGCGAAGTGGCACCGATAGGCGAATAGTTATGGCCGATAAAATCGGCTATGGCTTTTTGCCGTTCGGCTTGTTTTTTCTTCTGTTCATCTTCCTCTGAATTCTGAGCATTATCATTGTATGCCCGAAAACCTATTTTCCTATGATTGTTCATGATCACTGCCCTCCTCCTTTTTTAAATAATTAGTAAGGAACTTGTTAAATCGCACCAGTTCCTCATAGCCTATATCATTAATCTCACCATCACAGTTGCGTGCATACAATTGATATCTCACCGAATTGGTACCTCCACTACCTGTATCCACAGTCTTGGTGATAAAGAATTCATCATTCATGCCTCACCTCCTTTCTGTTCCAGCATATTTGCCTTCTCACTGAACTGATAAACGGAACGTACCTTGCAAATATCGAGAAAGAATACCGTGTCCGGGCATCCGCCACTTATGACATGGGCCTCGATACGTATGGTACAATCACGTCCCAAAGGGGTAGCAGTACATTTCATGCGCTTCAAGTTCGGGTGTTCAGCATTAATGCGGTTGACCGTATCGCCTATTTCATGCTTGAGTGCATCCAGGGAAAGTTCATCCTTGATAAGAACGTTTTTATACTTCTCTACATAATCAATAACCTTTTTCCATGCCCGGTTCTTGGGGGAATAGGTCTGCAGATGGTAAACAAAGAACATCATGCTTTGCCTCCTTTCTCATTAAAGGTGATGTTGACTGTCCCACCATTGACATAGATGGAGATGGATTTGTCGCTACGTGCTGCACGGATACGTTTACGTCCGGCGCACAATTCAATACCCAACTGGGCAAACAGTTCTTGAACCTTCTCTGCGGATACATAGCGTCCGCGGGCGCTTTGGGCTTGTTTTGTCATAATGAAACGCTATTTAAATAAAACAATATATTGAATAATACAATGCTCTAATAAAAGACGGGAAGGGAGCTTTCTCCAAAAAATCAGAAAACCTATCAAAAAAGAAAGTTCCGCTTTCCCGTTGCGTTTCACCTTGACAAGGCAGTGGGTGCATTAACACTCCACACGGGGGTCGGAACTATATGATACCATTGGGCATAAAAAATGCCAACGGCAAAAGTTGGCGAGCTGTCTCGCCTTGTCAAAATGAAACGCACCACAAAGATGAGAGTTTATTTTGGAATGGCAAAAGAAAAGCGGAGATTTTTTGTTTCTCCGCTTTTAATGTCACATTAAAAAGTTATACTGGCAGACAACCCACCTGGTGATGCTGACATTTTCAAGTATTTACCAGCCAACCATTCATAACGCAAACTCGAAGCATACAGAATGACAGCAGCCGCTCCAAAAATGACACTGGTTCCAGCAACAGCCACTTCATAGTCTTCGCTGTTATTAAAGAACCAGATTCCTCCACTGACGGCCGCACATGCTAAGGACGCTGTTTTGAATCGGGAAGATTTAAGCATCATGTGTCCAGCTTCAAATTGTGGATTCCCTACATCTGTTCTCAATTTTAACGACTGCATAAAAGTCATTGGCTGTTTTTCGGCATTTGGATTCTGCCCATCGACTCTCTCCGGATGTCCTGGAGGTATTTGCCTCTCGGTTGTTTCTGTGTTTCTACGATTTTCACGTCTCATTTCCGGACGTTCTTGTGCTAAAACAGTGTTTGCCACTAAGGACAGAACACAGATTAAAAATAAAACTCGTTTCATATTCAATTATTTATAGTATTTTTGCCAAAAAGGAAACCAGCATGAATATTACATTCTACAGAATACTTCAAATACTCATTTGGCTAATAGGATTCATTTTTGTAGCCGCCATTTCTTATATCTGCTATACTTTAGGAACATCGCTAAAATAACAATCCAAGCAGAAATGATACGATGGCAACCACTGAACTTACGGCCCCTATGACTTTTCCTGCGACTTTGAACTGTTCTTTTATGGATAGTTTCCGCTGATAATTTTTCATTCCCCAGCGTGCCATCTTCTGTCCTTCCGGTGTTAGCCGGAGCCAACCTTCACCAAGCAGGGCTACCAGCTTATAGTCATCTATCAACGTGTCGAACACGAAGTTGATGTCTATCCTATCCATTCTTTCAGCAAACTCTTTAAGCAATAGGCTGCGTGCGCTATCCTTGTTGACACGCCCGTCATGCTCCACCAGTATCCCAAGCAGTCTGTCTGCTATCTTTATTTGCTTTTCTGTCATCGTATTAAAATGGTGAATCCCTTATCAAAACGCGCCCAAAGGTATAGCCACACCTCAACCCGGTTTTACGGATTACGTCTTGAAAAGGGATTCATATTGATAAATGTATAGCTATGTTGATATTGGGCGCTGCAAAGATACGGAAAATCCCTGGAAATGGAAGAATTGCAGATTTATAAAAAAACAATAATACATAGTAAATTTGTTATGTATTTATTGCACATATCAAAAATACTATGTATCTTTGTAGTGTTCAATAAAACAAGGAAGTAATGGAAAACAAAAAAGAGATTTTGCTAATTGCCCAGAAGCTAACCGAGCTAAGGTTGAAACAAAAGATGCTGAAATGGGCATTTGAAAACAGTGAAGGGTTACCGGAAGAGAAGATGAACGCCATACTTGATGAAAAATTGAGAATAGACCATCTGATAAAAATGCTGGAAACCAAACTAAAAGAATTAGAAAAGTAAAAACAGCCCCCTCGGACGAAAAGAGGGGGCAAAAAAAATTTGCTTATGAAAACAATCAATGACGAACTGAAGGAACTTACCGCCATTCTAAATGGAGATTCAACTAACAAGGAAGGGGAATACCAACAGAAGTTCTTGTACATACAAGAACATTACACCACGAAAGCCGATTCAGAAGCCATTGCCGACTGGCTGTTGAATGGGTATCACGAACTGGCTAAAGAAGCGGAGGAGCTGAACCGTACAATAGCCTTGCAGGAGAAGATAAAGGAGATGAAGGAAATTGTGCCAATCTCTTATATCGCCCGTAATTATTTCGGGAAAAGTACGGCCTGGCTGCAACAGCGTATTTACGGCTACAAGGTACGTGGCCGTGTCTATACACTAAGTGAACAGGACAGGCTGATTTTTAATAATGCCATCCAAGACATTTGTAACAAATTAGGCTCGCTATCCATAGCTTGATAGACGTTTTATTGAACATTCTGTCCCCACAGCTTCGAGCCACTGTGGGGATTTTTTATTTCTCCGCACCATATCTGATTATTTATCGCCAGACTACCCTTCATGGGCAACAAAAAAAAGGCTTCCAGCCCGTGGAAGCCCTCTATCACATTTAAAACCTTACGGCCTTGCAATAGACCGGGAAGTATCTTTCATTATGTCGCCAAGCTCGGATAGAGCTAAAGACAGGGTATTCAGTTCATCAGCGGTAAAGTTGGCAGGTTTGCCGTTTACCGCACTTCCGTTAATCCGTTGATATAGCCATTGGCGTGTTCTGCCAAAATAGTGCTGGGCAATATACGACATAGAAGCGAAAGGCAATACTTTTTCTAAGGTCTGCCTGATTTCTACTGTTTTCACAATGGCTTGGGCTTCATTGATTGATTGCCTGGCACCATCTTGGAACGCCTGCACAAACGCTTTTTTATCTTCCGGTGAAAGCGTCTGCAGAAAAGCCCTGAAACGTTTTTTATGGTCGGCCAATTCCTCCGGAGTATTGCATTTTACATATTCCGACTTCCATTTTCCCAATTCTTTCTGTACGTCCATAAGCCTAAAAATTATATGTTAGAGAAAAAGTAGCCCCCTCAAGGAGGGCTACCGTTTTCATTCAGCTTGTCTTGTGCATCATTCAAGTCATCGAGACAATCATTGATGCCTTCCTCAAGCTCCTCATCAGAAATCCAATCAGTATTCTGAATGTCATCCCAATAGAGGGAAAAGAAGCTGAGGTCTTTTTTCGCAGCTTCAATCCGAGCCTTTAGCTCTTCGTCTTCAGTCATAAAAAGATCGCGATACATTATGACACTGCAAATATAATAACCTTTTGGTAATTATACAAAGGAAAAAGGAGTTATTTTGAGAGTAGATGTATTTTTAACATTATTATTCTATCCGATAAAAAGTCCCCTTCAGTACCTTGCTTAATCCATCGACATCTATTTCCGTCTCAATCTTCTCACACAAATACTGCTTGTTGCCTATAAGAAACACCTTATTCACATCTGGCAGCTTATTGGCTTGGAACTGGATTGTGTAAGGGATATTGGAGTGAAACAGACTGAGTGTCGACAACCGATGTCCGACACTGTCCGGACAAACATCGTTCAAGCTCAGGGAATACGGAAGGAAGTCCGTGAGCTGTGCTCCAGTCTTCTGCTGGTAGTCCGTAAAAGGATAGGCATAATCATAGGCATGTGTCTGACCGCTGTAAGTTACGTTCTGCCGGTTGAACTTACCGGTATTGACAGCCACTTCCATGTGCCCGTTTTTTTCCTGCTTCTCCTTCAACTCCACGTCACCGTTTATGGCTTCCTGGACATTGAAGCGCTCCTGCTTGGCAACAGTAGCCTGGTAGCCCACCGCGGGTATGTTCAATACCATGGAGGTGTACGGACGGGACAAATCGTAATCAGCTACAGAGCCATACACGCCGACATTGAACTGAATAATTTTAGCCGGGACGATTCCGAGTGAGGTCTCTACATCGGACGATTCCGGGTCACGGATTAAATCCGCATACAAATTGACTTCACGCAGCGTATTCTTATCATTTTCATTGTAGTTGATATAATACCGTTTACCAACAATAAAGATTGTACTTTTCTTGTCACTGTCACCCATTCCGTTGTATGCGGCCAGCATTGCATCGTAAGAATCATATTCTTGTTTGTATGCAGCTTCTATGATGTCCCTTTCAATTCGCAGATAGCCGTCATCCGTATGGGAAGGCAGATTGTAGCCCACATTGCCAGTGCTCAAGTCTTTCTCATTCTTTTCATCTTCAATATCCACAGTGAACTCCCGTAGCAGGGAGGATGCAGGAATTATCTCCTTTCCGGATTCTGTAAAATAATCGTTAAGCCCTACGAGGCTCACTACCTTGGTGCGTTCGTTGACCACTGTAACCGCACAAAGGAATTTCTCCAGTTCATCAAAGAATTCGGAAACAGTCCAATGCGGCAATGCGGCGGCCACCCGGTTGCTGCTTACCGCGCTGCATACATAAACGTTCCGCAAGAAATTGTTATCAAAGAAGGAGGTATCGAACGTATAGCCAAAATGCCCCACTATTCTCTTGATGACTGTCAAAAGGTATGGCTGTACACATCGACGGCCATAATAGGGGCAAAGGGTAAAATTGTTCGTGCCGAACTCATAGATTGCATCGTTCTGAAGGTTCTCCCATTTGGCTTCCTGATAGAACACCGGCAACCATACGGCTTCAATGTCGTCCACCGAACCGTAGTAGTTCACCATATTGGCAGGTGGCTGGAAACGGTTCTGATTGTTGTTTGGCCAACTGATTGTACCTAAATCAAGTTCGTCAATATACAGATTATCATTCGTTAGCAGATTAAATTCCGCATTACCCGATACGAGCTGTACCTTAACCAGTGCATCTTCTACTGAGAGTAAAACCGCACTGCCGTAAAGCAGGCATCTGGCGTCAACGATGAGTGTAGCCGGAAGGATAGTCTTTTTTTTCGTCACATCCAGTCTGTTCACGTGCTTGAATATGGCATGATTGGCAGGCATGGGGAGTTCTATGTCCAAGGAATAATTGGAACTGCGGGTGAAATACGGATTCTCGGAGGTGAACGTAATGTTGAACCCTTCAGGAAGGGCGGCCAATTGCCCGTCAATGTATAATTCTGTCATTGCTTGTTGCGTGATTTATTGTTGTTCAACTTCTGATACTCTTTCTGAGCCTGGTTGATACCCCGTTTGCCGGTAACATAAGTTTCTGCCACCAGCGGATCATCCAGCCTGTTTTTAAGCTTCCGCAATACGCGGGTACATTCTATCAGCATCGCCACCATAGCCGGGTCATTGGTCGTCGTTGTGGCGCTGGCAGCGGGTGCTTTGGCTGGTACGGTACGTGTACTCTTTCCGGAACCTGTCACAGCCGCTATGTCTTCAGCTGTCAGATTACCAACATTACCGCTACGCTGTGCCACGTCAATGGCGTCGAATATCGGTCGCAGATTCGGGTTGGCGACAGCGAAACGGTTGGCGACGAACTCGTTGGAATGCACGATGCCTTGTGGCTGATCCCAGTCACCGGGACCGGTATAGCCACCGGTGTAGAAATTACCAATGGCTGTTTTGGCAGTGGCAAAAGCTGCTTTGATGGCAAGTATTTTACCAACTGATGCCAAAGCGCCAATAGGATTAAGGAGAAAGCTTTTTATCGTAACGCTACCGATGGCCAATATCATTTCTTTTTCCACAAAACTAAGCATTGTTTGTAGGATACTTCTCAAAGAGTCACGGAAACCTTCTTGGTTACCGGTCATGAGATTGCCAAGCGCATTACCTATTTCGGTAGATGTTTCTTGCAGTAAGCCGATAATGTCTTTCAACTTTTGTTCAGCTTCATTTTCCAATCCTCCCAAGTAATCTACAAGTGGAGAGTTTTCCGGATCAAGTTCCAATTCCTCTTGTGCATTTTGCATTTCTTCGTACAATGAAGAAAAATATCCTTTAAAGTTCAACGGGTTGCCTTCTTTGGACTTATAAGCATCAGAGATTACGTTTTTAAGTCTTTCGTTATAATATTCCTGCTCTTTTTTGCTCTCTTTGCCTTGTATCTTTTCCCGTTCTTTCTGGTATTTTTTACGAATGTCCAATACTGCCTGCTGGTATTCTTCTTCAGACATGAGTTTGCGTTCTTGCCCCTGCTTTAATGTCAGTAGTTCACTTCTTTCTTGTGCATCCAATTTATTAAGCTGCTTCTGTTTCTCATCATCTGCATATCGGTCTATCCCGCTGAGAATATCACGGATTTTTTCTTTTAACTTGAGTTGTTTATCAAGAATTAAATTATTTATCTCTTCACGTTTCTCTGGTTCCAAGCCGGCAATTTTGAGCTTTTCATTCAAATATTTAATTTCCAAATCCGATAAAAGCTGCAAATATTCCTCTTGTGTCATTTTATCATTGGACAAATAATGCTGTTTCAATAGAGTCTGTTTCGCCAAATGCTCACTTTCTATCTTTTCCAATTCCTTATTCACCCGTTTTTTGCGTTCTTCTTCAGATTCGGAATCACCACTGCTACCATTTATTCCTTTACCGTTCTTTTCTATTTCTTTCAACCTTTCCAATTCACCAGACAACCGAACAACCGCAGAAGACGCTTTTTTCAACTGTGCATTGTAGGCTATCAATTCTCCGGATGAGAAATATTCAGTATTCGTTGACTTGAGTTTATCCAATACGGCTTTGGCATTATTCAGTTCTTTGGTAACCGATTCTATAGTGCGTACCTCTTTAATGGGAGAATACAATTCATTGTTTATCTGTTCATAGATAGTCATGTAACTTTTAATGGCTTCCTTTGTGTGTGCTATATCAAACTTCAGCTGTTCTACCGTAGCATCATAAGCCGTAAATCCAGTCTGTGCATAAGTGGCCCCTTCACGTGCTTTTTTCTGACCGGACAAAGCTTTGTCTAAAGCTGCCTGGTATTCGACCAGTTTTTTGCTTTCCTCCTCGATATGAGTGGATGCCCCCTTCAACATCGCTTCTTTTTGTAACAGCTCTACATATCTGGCTTTTGCATCAACCGCTTTTTGTGTATTGATGGTTTCCAAGGTTATATCCCCTAAATAATCGGGAGCTATTTTATTGATTTTTTCCATGGCTTCCTTGCGTACCTTCATGGCATTATTGTTGTTCTGCGCTACCAGCCACAGAGCATCCAGCTCCTTTCGTTGATCGGCTGTGGACTTTACAGCTTCTTCTTGTAGCAGGTTAGTGGCTTTCTGTACATTCATATACTCATGGGCACGTCTATACAGATATACGAAAGCTGCTCCACCAGCAAAAAGCGCAGTGGATAACCATCCAACCGGACTCAGCTTCATAACCGTCCAAGCAGCCCGCATGGATTTTGCAGCAAGGTCCACACGGCCTTGCAGCACTTGCATGGCTCCTGCAAAGAGGTAGGTGGATACGCGGACAGTTTTTAGTAGTATATTATGTCCAGCTAAAAGCGTGCTCAACCTGCGAAGTTGGGTAAAAGAAGTAACGGTATAACCTGAAACTGTATTGACAGCAATACCGTAGGCAAGCTGTAATGCGGTAGCCGTCTTGGTGATGGCGTTCCAAGCCTTTGAAGCGATAGTGGCAGCTTTCGTCCGTAATGTGTAAACAGCGATACAAGATGCCACATATAGGACGGTACCACCCCATTTGTTGCACCAGTCAATCAATCCCGGCAAATATTTGAGCACATTGGTCAGCATATTCGTACTCACCGTCAGAGCCGGATTCAACTTCTCGCCAAGATCAATGGCTGCCAGCTTCATCTTATTACGTGCCTGCTCCAGTTTGGCCTGTGCGGTATCACTGTTTATGGCCGCCTGCTCATACGCCACATTGGTACCGGTGACGGCAGCGGTGAAGTCTTTCACCATCTCCGTGTTCTGAAGGATTACGGATGCGGTATTGTAGCCTTCCTCCCCGAACATCTTCTTGATGGCGCCTGCATCCATATTCTTGTTCTTCAGATTCTCCAGTGCCTTATCCAACCCGACGATTTTGGGGTTGGTTTCGTCTGCCCCGGTCTGAAGAACCAGAAAGAATTTCTTCAATCCCGTTCCGGCCACTTCATCCTTTATACCCCGATAGGCAAGCGTTTCAATCAATGCGACCGTCTGTTCAATGGGAACATTGGCCGAAGCCGCTGCGGTACCTGCATTCCGGATAGCCTTTGCCTGGCTTGCGATATTGGCGGAACCTGCCTGGGAGCCGGCAGCCAATACGTTGGTAAACCGTCCTGCTTGGTCTGCTGCCGCCCCATATTGGTTGAGTGATAAGGTAAGTGAATCAACCGCTTCGTTCAAGGTGATGTCCTTGGCAGCTGCCTGCAATCGCATGGCTTCCTCCGTAACAGCCTTGAGCGCCTCCTTGTCTCCAAGCAGTTCCGGCTTGGCCGAACCGACCAGCATGAACGCATCCAGGATTTCGGCTGCCGACTGGCGGACACGCAAGCCCTCTTTTGTCATGGTGGTGGAAAGCGTCTTGGCCTGCCCGGTCAACCAGGCAATGCTGTCATCATCAAGTCCGGTCAAGGCTTTCAGCCCGGCCTGGGACTCCTCCAACTTGTTGCGTTCGTCTCTGATGGCGCGCAAGGCAAGGGTAAAACCGGTCAGGAAACCTATTACGGACAAGATAACTCCACCGAAACGGTTGAACCAGTCTACCATACTGCCAATACTGACAGTCGCTTTCTTGGTTTCGGTGGTGATGCCTTTTATCTCCTGGCGATGCCGTTTTAAAATTCCCTGAAGATGCTGTATCTTCGCCATGGTGCGGTTGTATTCCTCAGAGCCGCGTGTCATTTCCTTAATGTCACGCTGTAGGCGTTTCATCTCCAAATCAATGGAATTGATGTCATTCTTAATTTCCTTGCCATCAATGTACAAGTAGACACCTCTTTTGACTGTCTTGTCACTTTTTGCCATAACGTTTTTCGATTGTTATTTTATCAAACTTCTGAAGCACATTCTTGAGTGCCTGGTCACCGTAATACTCTCCGGATAAATCAGCCAGTGATTCGATGTTATCCACAATGGGAGGGTCTAACCAGGGTAGGGGACTTCGCCGGATAACGGCATAGTGTTCATCAACGGTACGCATGCGCCGGATACGATATTCAGAAACACGTAGAGAACGCAGTTCCTGACGTTTCTTCTTATCGCTCCATGCCGAATGTCCCTTCATTATAATTCCGTTCTTGACGATATATCCACGCCCGGCGCCATATTCCCGGTACGCACCATACCGGGCAAAGCGGAAACCCAGACCGACATAAGCCGGTCCACCTTCACGGTCTTTCAGCCAACGGGATTGCAGTTCCCTACGCAATCTACCGGTTGCGTGTGTCCGTTGTAGAATATTTACGGAGGTATTCCTAACTTTCCACGTCCAGTTCTCAACTCCTCGATTGAATTTCTCGGAGGTCATTAAACTCTTTTCTTCAGTTATTGCCATAAAAAAGCCTTTAGTTCCGGACACAAAACTAAAGGCTGAAAAGAGTGGAAAAAAGGACAAGAATTCAACGGACAGAGAACTTGAAATCATTGACCCGGTTCAGCCATCCTTTCCGGAATACAAGCTGCGACGGGTCCCTTTTACAGATTTCTTCAATAAACCGGATTCTGTCTGTCTTGATAGCTTCGAACAGCTGCCGTTGGTTGGCCAGATTGATACTTGCAACCGTCTGAGACCCTACGATACCGTCTACATTGATTTGCAGTAGTTGTTGTACCCTTGTGATACCGGGACGTCCGGAGGCCCACACCCAATCCACACAGATATTCGCAATGGACTGGTTGTGTATGAAGTCCGCTTGGTAACGGTCCCAATAATACTTCTTGAAAACATGAAAAACGTCATCCGGAGTAATCATGCGTAAATCATCCGCATCAATGTCTCCGTCACCATCCTTGTCATAACCACATGATTTCCACGTAGACAAGGTTATCCCCATATTGGTTTTGCCACCTTTGTCATTTTTGTGGTCACTCCATCCGCCTTCCCATTTGCGGATGACCTTGAATAAGATTTCTGCTTTTGCCATAACTATGAATTAATAGAACAGTGGCAAAAGTAATGTATGACTTAATTTTTATGTAGGACATGCATTCTCCGCAAATGGTCATCCAATGTTTTAGGGTTACATTTAAGCTTACGACATATGGCTGCCTTTGAATAACCGTATTCGAGCATAGTTTGAATGAGTTTTTCCTTACCAGTCAGCTTGTAATGCGTGTTTTTATCCCCCTTTTTCCGACCAAGTCGTATTCCTGCAGCTTTTCTGTAAGCAAGGGCCTCCTTGGTTCGCTGACTGATAAGGTCACGTTCAATCTCAGCGGATAACCCGAAAGCGAATGCCAATACCTTACTGTTGATGTTATTACCTAATTCGTAACGCTCCTTGACAGTAAGAACGCAAGTCTCCTTAATCATACAGAGGTGAAGCATTGACATAATACCCATTAGGTTTCTTCCTAATCGGCTGATTTCTGTTATGATTAGAGTGTCGCCTTTCTTCATCCTCTTGAGAAGCGGACCTAATTTCCTATCGTTAGCAATTTTGGTACCGGAAACCTTCTCGGACACCCATTTATCTATTACAAGTCCTTTTTCCGTTGCAAATTTCTGGACTTCGAACCTTTGGTTCTCGACTGTTTGTTTGTCAGTGCTAACCCTAATGTATGCGTAAACCATTTTTAGCCGTGAAGGTAGTCTTATTCAACAGCCTAACCAAAAAGGGTATTCTAATGACCCTCAAAAGTACAAGGGATATATGATAGAGAAGGTAAACATAGGTCAAGTAATGAACCAGTATCAGATAGTGACTGATGCAGACCATGTGTATGTGGAAAAAGGGAATAGCCAAGGGAAGATCAATAAGAGTGATTTAATATCCAAACTTCTTGCTGCATCTGAATTGGATAAAATAAAAATTATATCTAAGTCAGTAGTTGTAAATCAAAAGTTATCTCTTGGCCTGAAAAACGGATTATATTTTCTGATAGGTTCTGGAAACTTTGGCTTTTGTGATTTAGTATCTGTATACAAAAAAGAAATTACCGTTATAGCAAATGAAGGTTATGGAACCCTAATCATAGGAACCGACAATATAATAGCTGGGCAACATTGCATTTACATAAATGAAACTGATAATAAAATAGAATTTAAACAATACTCTGATGTAATGAATGTAACATTTGGAGGTATCATTGCATAAAACAAGTATGCATATATTACCTTGTCAAAGGACTGTTTTTTTTCTCACTTTTTTCATCATATCCTTTGACCCTCAAAAATACAAAGGTATGATGGAGAAGATTGATATTACAGCCACGGGAGTAGTTGATAGTATTCGTAATAAGATGGCAGTGGCTACAGTTTCCAATAAAGGATTAATGCCATCAGGTGTGTTATCGGAGTTCCAAGGCGCGTATAGTGTACTTCTGTTTGAGACTACAAGCACTCCAGTTACAGGCTCAATTCTTTTGTCTATATCTGCAACATCAAGCGGAATGCCTAGCCTATATTACATCTCCATATCACGAGCTGGTGATGTAACAGGCAATCCTAATCTAAAAGTCAAAGTCCTCTCAGGTAGCTATAATATTAAGATTAAAGCTAAGACTGAAGCTGATGGGAAGTGCAGGATTTATGCTGAACGGCTGCAATATACACCTATTTTGGATGCGCTTCTTATGAGTTCTTTTGGCATATCAATGAAGATGGAAGCAGCGGATAACAGTGCATTCGAAGGAGGATTTGAAGCTACATTGGAATAGTATAGGGGCAAGTGCCCCTATACTATTCCAACTGTTTCATTTATAAGATTTGTATCTGTTAAAGAGTTATATTCTAAAGAACCATCAACGGATACAGCGTTTATCTTATTGTATAGGCAGAAAGCAGCAACAGAACTCCATGGTATAATCCCTTTTTACCTACAACAGACATCTGCTTTCTAACCTCTTCTGCAATGCTTGCATCTTTAATATCAATCTTCTCAATCATATCCTTAATTTCATAGTAAGTCTGTCCAGTCCGTAACATTCTCTTCAAGAACGTTACGGAATACACAATCTGTCGTGTAGAATCCTTGAAAACAAGTTATTATAGAATAATTCGTATTGAATTTAACCGCAAGATATAACTGCCCTTCATAAGTACAATGTCCCAATTTAAAGTTTACAGGACCATTGGCACTTACTCCCATTACATTCATATCATTAACAAGGAATGAAGAGGAACGGAACAGCATTATATCGGCTTTTACCATCATAGGCATGTAGTCCATTCCAGCTCTTAACACATATAGGCTACCCAAGACTCCGGCTGCATCCATTTTACCAGTCAGTCCGGAAATGGGGACAATCAAAAGAATCCTGCTTCCTGCCCCTGAAATAGTACTATACCTTAATTGTGTATATCGTAATTTGTCCGTTCCCGATGCCATAGCGATATACTCAGTCTTTGGCAAACGGTCTATAGGCATTTGCGCCAAGCTTTGACCGGATGTTAACCCAATAAGTGATGCCGGATTGCCGGTTGCCACTTCTGATAACTTTACTTTCTCTATCATCCTTGTACTTTTGAGGGTCAAAGGATATGATATATAGAACAAAGTGATAAAATCAATGCTTTAATTGGTAAAAGATATTTTTTTCCAGGGAGTCCATTTATCCCAATTTCCCGTATTATATACTCGCGAACGAGTATATAACTCCCCATTTCGTGAATTTATTAGAATTTGGGAAGCCATATCCTTTTCCGCGTAATGCAACAATAGCCCCGATATGTTTTCTGGCGAATTCATTGCAAAGGCAGAATAGTATATTCCATTTTCTGAAATAGTATTAAGGTCTTTATCTGAGCTCAGAAGTCCTTTATATGCAAAAACACTTGTGAATAAATTGCTCTTCTTTATCTTCACCGGTTTACTACTTGTTTCCCCATAGAAAAAATCTGCATCATCCTTAACAGATAAGTTGTTTAAGGCTTGACTTATGTTTACCTTCTCCATCATATCCCTTGTACTTTTGAGGGTCAAAGGATATGACGGAAATAAGTAATAAACAACAATGAGCACAATAAAAGTAAAAGTTACTGAGCAATTTATATCGAGAACGAGTAAGGAAGGCAGGGGAATAACCCCTGCTAATAATTAGTTATCTGCATGACATTTATATATGCTTCTGTACTTCTCCCATTTTTTACATATACATTGCCATTTGACGTTTTTTTATTCAATATGATTTTGCCTCCAGCGGTAAAATCAGTTGAAATGCTATTTCCATCGCTCAACAGTATATTGGATGATACTCCGGCACCCACCATGATTAGAGCTGCCGCACCAGAATCGCTATTTCTTACCAGATATGCCCCATAATAAGCAGTACCCAAATCATATTCCTCCCCCGGTTGTAATGTCAGTCTCCAGGTAGGGAACATCTCATTCCTGATATTCTTTATATTGAGCTGCCTTGTGATGGCATTTATCACGTTTGTGTCTGTTATCAGAACCTTCTCTATCATATCCCTTGTACTTTTGAGGGTCAAAGGATAGGGTAGGAAAATGGATACTCCAAAAGTCTCTTATGTTATGGTATTATTTATTAACGTCCAATCTTTCAAAACCTCTCCATTGCTACGAATGGTTTTAATATATATTTTTGCAGAGTTAGTAATATATAAATGGGCTGTGTATTGAAACCCTCTTAGCGCTAATAAAATTCCAGTGCCCATATTATTTAAATTATCAGTAGATGAATATACACCAGCACTGATTTTACTATCGTATTCTTCATTTAATATATTCTTACCTTGTTCAAATCCATTAGCTTGCATAAGTCCCTTGTTTGCTTCTGTTGCAGCAGGCAGTTTTTCTCTAATTAACTCAACCACATTGGCATCTGTTATATTAACCTTTTCTATCATATCCCTTGTACTTTTGAGGGTCGTCATTTTCGGATAAAAACGACAACCGGTTTAACATTTTGTTTTTATTCTCGTTTTGTTTAATATTTTGCTAATTAATTGGGTCTTCGTAAGTACGTTCTTCCAATTCCGCATAAGAATAGGCTACGTCCGTTCCTTTAGTTAGAATCCATATTGCACCTAATGACATGAACTCATATACTCCGCTTTTTGATATAGCGATCTTATTGCAATAATGATATTCATTATTTTCAAATGTAAGTTCATTAAATCCATCTGTTGTTACAACTGAAGTATAACCATAAGTGCTTCCCATTGCTGCATTATATATTGTCAACGAGATTTTCATCCCATTATATTGGACAGCCTCTGGAAGCATATACATACTCTGGGAAATTCGGTTTGGACGGCCATTCCGAAATTCAGAGCCAAAAGCCGGATTCAAAAAGAAATACCCCTCGTTTGCACGGAAATCATGCATCCGAACAAATGATGCATTGGCAATAATTGTCCCCTCAACTTCAACATTACGTCCCTTGAAGCTCCCAGTCAGAAAATCAAGGAGTAAGTTTGGTCGAAACTTGTTTGCCGGATTCATCGGGTCATTGTAATTAAAATCTTTATATCCGCCTACCGTTTCTACAGCAGAGCCATCGGCTTTTATTCCGTATTGCGAAAACATATACTGCCCATAGAACACCGCACTTGCCAGCTTGGCGAAATTCGCCATCAGAATCTCGACGAACGAATACCTGACCTTGTCCATCAGCACCCAGGTGGCCTTGCTGCCGTTGGCCGCATAGTCCTTTTTCGGATTAATATTCTTGAAGGTGCCCTCCTTGTTCAATACGTAATACTGCCCCTCACACAGCACCATGGGTGCAGACAGTGGGGTACGGGTATAGGATACGGATGCCGCGTACTCCCCGGTCGGATAGACCAGCGGGCCGACCGGTCCCTGCTGGAGATACTTCACTTCTCCCGTCTTGCTTGCCAACGCTTTCTTTGCCATATCATGCTGCCGTTGAGATTGTCCATGAAACATTGCCGCCTGCCTGCTGGCACATAGCTTCAGTGCAGGTACCGCTTGCCGCCGCCACATTCGCCGTAGCCGGATTGAGAATGACCCCTGCCGAATCCATAAAGACAAAATAGAACAGCATATTCATTGCCTTCGTGGTCTGTCCCCGCTTGACAAGGATAGGCGTATAAGTCACCGAACCTCCGGAACCGGAAACAATCGTCTCATCCTCGGGATTGGGATTAGTTATGATGTCGTAGGGGTCTGACAAGTCCATCACCGTCTGCGTGTCAAGGCCTATCAGATTGCCGCCCTGCGACACCTCCACCTTGAAGATACCCGTAGTGTCAACCAGGCTGTCCGTGACGGTCAGACTCTTGCCAGTCTGGTCGACGAGTGTCTGCCAGGTACCGTTAACCATCCTGGACCACTTGTAGGTCAGTCCGGAGGTGATCTCTGACGCTCCACGTCTCGCCATCGCCGTGAGAACGACACTGCCTCCCTTCTCACGGATGGCAAAGTATTTGTCATCACCCGAAACGATGGTCACCACGTTCTGGTTGCCCACACCCTTGGTGATAGGGATGCTGTAGACGAACTGCACCTCATCCGACACGTTGCC